CGTAGACAGGGGCGTCAAACCCAAAAGCATGCAGAATTACTAGCGCAGATTAATCAAGAAATAGCCCATTATGAGCAATATCTAACATTTGGCGTACTATTAAACGGTTGACTTTTTACAAAAAGTATATATAATATAAGAAACGAGAGGATATTATGGCAATCAAAATTGACGGTATGAAAAAGAAAGCAAAAGTTAGTAATATTAACTTTAGCGATGAAAAATACACAGGCAAAGAACCCACGTGGGATTATGATCGCGCTTTGACTTTTTCAAATGAAGAATTTGACCACCATCTACGTGATAGTTTTCGTTACTATAATTATTACTACAGCACTAAAGATCTTAAGAAGTATGTTGTGGCTTGGCTACGTCAACATGAAGGTAACGAAGGCTTACATAAGTTAGATAAAAACACCATTGATCGTTACCAACGTTCAGCTGATAGTCTAACTCCATTTACAGTTTGTGCATTAATTAAAGCACACGAACGTGGCATGCCTTTACGTGACCGCCATGTAGAATATATCCTTGATGCAGTTCAGCGGGTGCTATTGCTTAAAGCAGATAATGATGAAGATTTTGAAACAAAGACAGAAGTAAAGAAACCAGAAGTCTATATCCCAACGATCCAAGATCGTATGAATGAAGTGGCTAAGAAGCATATACTTTATTTTGAAGTATTAGAAGATGCATTATTCGCAGGAGAAACTGTAGATCCTAAAGCCTACGAATATTTGATTAAAAATAATGTTCCACAGGTATTGATTGGTAAGATATCAGCAGTGTTTGAACCACGCTGTGCAGAAGTGCGTGAAGCACGCACAACTAAAGATGAAGATCTTAAAGATGCGTATGCGTATATGAAAGCCGCAGATTATAAACGTTATGATGCTTTTTATGACAAACTGTTTGCTGACTTAACTGCTTACAATCAAACTAAGAAGGCAACTAAAAAAGCCGCAGTACGTAAGCCGCCAGCTAAAGAAAAACTAGTGAAGAGCTTGAAATATCTCAAACAAGATGCTGGTATGAAATTGGTATCAATCAATCCAGTAGACATTGTTGGTGCAGAACAGCTATGGGTTTATAATGTTAAAAATCGTAAGCTAGGCAAGTATGTAGCTGAAGACCAGGGTGGTGTGCTTGGGGTTAAAGGTACAACTATCACGGGATTTAGTGAAACTAAGAGTACACAAAAAACTCTGCGTAAACCTGAAGAACAAGTTAAAGCATTCTTAGCCAGTAACAAAGTAGAACTACGCAAGTTCTTAGAAAATATTAAAACCACAGAAATTAAACTCAACGGACGTATCAATGCTGATACTATCCTACTTAAAGTAATCTAATCCCCCTCAAGGTAGCGTAAAGCCAAACTTATCCTGTTGTCGATAATAAATACACGATAACAGGATAATTTACATGTCTGATCTACCAGCAAACGTATCGGCAACCACCGGACTAACAGCAACAAACAGTATACCTACCAAAAGTTTATACAATCCATCTACCGGCACAGGTGCAGGACATATTGCGTTTGATGCAAATTTACAAGCACAACTAGACACAGTAGCATCGCAATCAAATGCGATCACTGACTATATACGTCTACGTCTAGGCTACGGTATGATTGATGTTGAAGCCGACAAAGAACACTTTGACATGGGAATTAAACAAGCTCTATTACGCTATCGTCAACGCAGTTCAAATGCCGTTGAAGAAAGTTATTGCTTTTTAGACATTTATCCAGAAACACAAGAATATATCTTACCTAGTTATATTATGGACGTCAAACAAGTTTACCGTCGCGGTATTGGTAGTGTTACAGGTACGACTGCTAGCCAATTTGAACCATTTGCTAGTGGATACTTGAACACTTATATGCTAGTAGCAGGTCGGGTTGGTGGACTAGCAAACTATGAATTGTTTGTAGACTATCAAAAGTTAGCTATGAAAATGTTTGGTGGCTTTATGAACTTTACTTGGAACAAAGTAACTAAAAAACTTACCTTGGTACGTAAGGTACCATGGGGTGGGATCCAAGGAACAGAAATAGTAAAAGAAAGCGTATTACTTTGGACCTACAACTACAAACCAGATATTGTCTTATTAAATGATCCGCAGGCATTTCCTTGGATCCAAGACTATGCTTATGGTCTAACCATGATGAGCATAGGCCAAGCACGTGAAAAATTTGCTAGTATAGCAGGACCACAGGGCGGTACTCAACTTAACGGTACAGCACTTAAAACAGAAGGTCAAGCCCTAATTGACAAACTTGACGAAGAAATTCGTATGTATGTTGATGGTGGTCAACCAATGTGGTGGATAATGGGCTAAAACCCATTGACTCTCAGTTAATAACCTCGTAAAATAGTATTATCAATTAAGGAGTTTTCAATGAGTCAAATCATCGGTATCGTAGGCTTTATCGGTTCAGGTAAAGATACGGTTGCAGACTATCTGGTCAATTTTCACCAATTCCGCAGAGAAAGTTTTGCTAACAGCCTTAAAGCCGCAGTGAGCCAGGTATTTGGATGGGATCGAGAACTGTTAGAAGGGCGTACTAATCAATCAAGAATCTGGCGCGAAACCAAAGACGAATGGTGGAGTAAACGACTAGGCTGTGATGTAACTCCACGTTGGGTTCTACAGTATTGGGGAACTGAGGTAGTGCGTAAAGGGTTCCATGATGACATGTGGGTAGCTAGTTTAGAAAATCGTCTAAGATCTAGTAAAGATGATATTGTTATCACAGACTGTCGCTTTCCTAATGAAATTAAAGCTATACGTAATGCAGGTGGCAAGGTAGTACGTATCAAACGTGGTCCAGAACCCGAGTGGTTTAATGATGCTAAAAGTATGAACAAAGGTGCTACAAGAAATACATCGTGGGCATTAAGCAAACATCGTATAGACCAACTAGGAGTTCATGCCAGCGAAACGGCTTGGGTAGGACAGAAGTTTGATGTGGTGTTAAACAATAGCGGAACCATTGAAGAATTGTATCAACAGATTGAAGCTAATATTACTAATAGTCAGGTACAAGATCGCCTTGACGCCATCCTAAACCCTCTCGGGCAACTTCATACTGACAGTTAGCGCATATAGTTTTTAAGTTAAGAGCGTTGTTGTTATTAAAATTACCATCGATGTAGTAGACAAATAACTGCTCTTTTAACTTTGCTTTGAAGCCACACTTTTCGCAGTGTGGTTTCTTTTTATAGTTTTGTTCCATCCATTTTGGGCGATATGGTTTTAACCCTCTTTTTTTACGAATGCACGAATCGCATCTAGAACGAAAATGGACCTCTTCGCCTTTTCTGTAATTTATAGCTGCGGGCTTGGATAAACAAGCCTTGCATAAGGGTCTACGATCCATCCTGTTGTGTCTCCATTAACAAATCCAAATTCTTCTTCTAAGTACAATTTCCATTGAGCTTCTCTATCTACAGACCCAATTGGCCCGCCTTCAGAGACGTTTTCTAAAATTCCTGTATGATTAATTTGTCTTCCGTACCACTTAATCATTCTTCTTTCTATAGCGAATGCACCCAGTTCACTTAAATTGCTTTCTAAAATAATAATACGATTAATAGGTGGAGTTATTACATTTTTATGCTTTTCAAATACCCTATTGTTTTTGCCTTTTCCTATATAATAAGGGTTACTATCCTTCCTTAAATAGGCATATACGTAATACTCTAGTTGATCGTATTGAAATTGCATATAGATATTTATCATATACCTTTGCAAAGGGCACCTTAACACACCAAAAATATCAAATAGTTATAAATATGTTAAAGTAACCTATTTAGAGGACCAACTACTATGGCATCATTAATTTCACCTGGAGTATCAGTATCCGTAATTGACGAGAGTCAATACACTCCTACCAACGCTGGATCAGTACCGTTTATACTTATTGCTACAGCAGAAAACAAAAGCACACCAAGTGGCGCATTAGCTACTTATACTACTAAGGCAAATGCTGAGAAAGTATTTCCAATTACTAGTCAACGTGATCTAGTTAATTACTACGGTAACATTGCATTCCGTACTGATGACTCAGGTAACCCATTAAATGGTGACGAACGTAACGAATACGGCTTATTGGCTGCTTATAGCGCATTAGGCGTTAGCAACCAAATTTGGGTACAACGTGCTGATGTTGACATAGATCAACTTACAGGTACAAGTATTCGCCCAACAGGCAAAGCAAGTGATGGCACA